GCCCCGTCCCCAGAGGTGTTGGCGTGTGCCCAGTCCCCAGAGGTGTTGGCGTGTGCCCTATGCCCAGAGGTGTTGGTAGTTTTTTTAGATGCTTGTATGTTTTGTAAATTAATTAAAAACTGTTGTGCATATAATTCTTGGTATGTTAGTTCTTTAATTATTTTAATTTTCGAACAGCAATGTTTGTCATCACCTTTTATTATTTCTCCTGATGCCTCAATTTCCGCATATTTCTGATTAAAAGCGTCATTATAGTATTTAAACACATCTAGTGGCTGTTCACAGAAATGAAATCCACTTTCACACATTCCTATTTTGTCATCATGTTTGTAGGTCTGCCCTATTTCGTACTTAAAGCCGTTGCAGCTCCAGTCTTTATTAAAAGCTTTATATCCTTTCATTTTTTGCTCCATATTCTCACTTCTACTCTTGGGTTTTTCTTGTCAAAGAAAAAATCCTTCGTTCTACCAACTACGTTTTTGTCATTAAGCGGGTCTGCAAAAATAGCATCCTCAAGACCCTTGAGAACGTTTGTGCAGTCCGCCCGGTGCTCGTTTTTAAAATATATAGTTATTTCCAGAAAATATTTTGTTTCATTGTCAAAGATGTTTTCCGGGGGTTCTTCAAACATATCTATGAAACAACTTCTTGCGTGGGTTTTCCAGTTAAGATACCTTCGGTAATCTTTATCCAGTTTTTTTCCACGCTGTGTTGTGCGCTTATACGGGCAGGGATTACCCCACCCGTCAGCGGCGCCCACAGTAAAGAACCACTCTTCTTTACCTTTCTCCATCCCTCTCTCCGTTGCCGTCTTATTTAATGTCGTCTAAGGAAAACACTATGCCTTTGCAATAGTTTTCGCCTTCTTCAAAAATTTCAAAAGTTTCGTGTGGTATATCTGTTCGATAAGACCAAACAAAGTCTGAATCCTCATCCCATACAGCCTCAATTTGCGAAGCCTGTTTTTGCTTTTTTGCAAAATATGGGCAATCCTCATCGTCGCACTCATTTTCGAGTAAGCCTTTTTTGTTAATGTAAGCTGTTCCGCCGTTATAACAGTCAAATTCATCTTCAATTGCACCCCTGAATTCCATAAGGTCATCAGAAGCTCCAAAGACAACTACGAGATTTTTTTCTTTTGCTAATTGTTGTTCTTTTTCGGAAATTTCCGCTTGTCTTGCTCTATCCCTCCCGTTGAGTTCCTGTGCTAATTCTTTTGCGTTCATCCCTGCTCTCCTTTTTCTACCCTCAAACCAAACGGCACAATACCATTCCTGATATTTGCCCAGTGCTCCACGGTTTCATGGTCGGGCAGGTCCTCGCCCTTTTCTTTTTGCTTGTCAAAATATTCCAAGTTTATTTTTGCCTGCTCCTGTAACCAATTCCATATAGGTACAGAAATTTTTGTATAATTTGACTTATTGGCCGGCAATAGTAAATCCGCCAAATCCACAACCGCAAAAGAAGTGGTCTTGAATTTTGGTTCAATCATCATAATTACTTCTTTTACAAGTAGGCTTTTTTCTTCTGCACTCAGAAGCGGCAGCATTCTTTCAAATGTCCTTTCAAACCTGCGAATAGCCTTTTCTTTTATCGGATCAATTTTTCTTGGTTCTGTCATTACTTTTTCTTCTCCTTGCACTTCATATAATGATCTGTAAAATCTTCACACCCACATTTAAGTTTCATTGGCTTAAAGTCCGGGTATGCTTTTATAATTTTTTCTGTTTCTTTTTGCCCAGGTGGATCGTTATCAAGGAAAATAACAACCTGTTTATACCTGCTGAATATTTCCTTTTCTTTTTCGATACTAGATAATGTTGTTCCTACACCATTGCTGGGAGTAACAACGTGATAACCTTTAATTCCCTTTTCCTGAAGAAATTGCCAGTAAATGTATCCATCTAAAAAGCCCTCGATTATTACGAGGACTTCTGATTCATTTTCAATATATACGCCTATCTGCGATAGTATCGACGGGGTTCCCGGTTCTTTCCTGCACTTAGGGGGATTATCCGGTGGGTATTTAAAAACCTTAAAGTCAGGCGGTCTATACTCAAACCCTTTTAAGGCTCCATCCATCCCTAAAACAGGTAGTACCCATTTTTTGTTTTTCCTGTCAAAACCTATACCTAAGGTTTTCACGGTATGTTTTTTAATTCCACGAGTTTTTTCAAGAAAAGCAAGAGCTCTAGGATCCTTAATCAACTCTTCGTTTTTTTCGCACCAGTACAGGATTCCTTCTTCCATGTTAAATTCAGGCTTTTTTCTCTCTTCTCTTTTATAATCCTGCTTTTCTTCTTTGGGTTTACGCTTGTTTATTTCTTTTAGAACCAATGTCGCATGGTCGGGGTCAGCGAAACACTTCACCAAGTTTTTTGATTCGGTATATATTAAATTATCTTTACCTTTATCCCTACAGAAAGGACACTGCCAATAGCGATGTCCGCCAGATTCCTTTTCAGGCTGCCCAAGATAATCTATTAATTCGTTAAGCATTTTCCGCCCCCCTTCTGTTTAAAAGCTCCGGGTTTTCATAAACATTACCAATAATTTTAAAGCTCTCTGGATTGTTCCAATCGTTTACCAACTTACATTACCTCCATCATTTTTTCAGGCGGCATTGTGCCTTCGCTCAACTCTCCGCCAATATTGTTTTTTACCAGTTTATAATTTACTTTGATTCCTTTGCCTTTTTCAGAAACCAAAGTAAAGCCCTTGCTCTCTGCAAAGGACTCAACGTGTTCATAAACTTCTTCCCACCATTTCTTGAAATTATTAGGGTGGACAAAGTTTTGTTCCCGCAGGGCAGTTTTAGAAACCCAGCTGCCCTGGTTCTGGTATAAAAAGTAATAAACTTTTTCATGGTCGGCCTTGGGCTTTGTACCGATATAATCCTTAAATGACTGGTGGAAAAGCTCAATCTGATAAATAGCCATATTAGCTTCCTGATCGGTTACAACCATTTTTTCAGGATTGTTAATACAGGCTATTAAAGCAGCCATCTTATAGGCTTTCCAGAACCTCTGCCGGATATCCACAAGAACAATGTCTTTTTCATTGCCCTGTAATTCCTCCGCCTGCTTTTTACAAAGCTCGTTATAAGAATGAAGTGTTTTTTTAGCCTCTATATCCATCTTTATAACAGCGTTAAAAGGGATTTTGTTATAAATAATTTCAAGTTGCCCAGCTATGGTCCTTGCATTGCGAAAAGCCTGTTGTTTATCAGCTTCAGCTTTTTCAAAGTCCGGCTGGTACTTTATTTCAGGAAACTTTTGGTAACAAATGTTACTCCTTCTGGCAAAACCTTTTTGTAAGTATGAAAGAAACAAGTCTTTCGCCTTTTTGTCCTCAACAAGGATTGCCCCGTCAGTAACAAAAATAACATTGACGGGAACACCTTCAATTTGCTTGGATTTTTTGTCCCCTTTTGTTGTCGTTACAGCCAAGTTTCCTTCTGAGGCTTCCATTATTGCATCATAAGAAGTAAGTTTTTCCGGTTTCGGGTTTTTCATGGTAGATGCAAATTCGGAATTTCTTACAAATACACTACCCTGCTCGTAATTAAGGAACCCCAAGCAGCTGGAATAAAAACCTTCAGGGGTTTTTGGATTTTCCTCAAAATGAAGCGTTCTTATATCTCCGAGTTTTTCTTCAATATAAGCGTTTATTTTAGCCTCATTTTTTTTATAACGATTGCAGGCTTCCATCCTTATATCCGTTTCTTTCTGGTCAAGGAAGGTTTCCCTTTCCTTGTAAAAATCGTTCTTGAAATCCTTAAAAACCCATTTGTTAAGAAGGTTTAAACTCTGGTCTTTCCCTCCGCCTGAAGGACAGATATTGATAGCGTAATAATTAATTAAACTCTGTCCTTGGTTGCCTTCAAACTTTATTCTTTTTGCAGAAAAAAGCTGGGACAATTTAACGTTAATTACGTTAAGCAGGGACAGATCGTCAATATCCATCGCCAAAGGATGAAAAAATCCTTGCAGGGTTTCTCTTACAAGGGACGGTAGCTTGTTATAATTAATTTGCACTTTGTTCCTTCTTTCCTCCTACACAGTTAAGTTCGCCTTTATACCGATAATGGTCTTTTAATTTGAATATCAACCACTGCGGTTTAAACTTTTCAGAATGACCGCATTTTGGGCATTCCGTAAAAAACGGTGGATAGTGCATTGAAAAATAATTGCACTTCGGGCATTTTTTTAATGTTTTCCTCCCGTTAGCGAGCCTATCAACCAATGTTGAGACTTTGCCGTAATATCTTTTTGCACTGAATGTCGGCGGTTTTATTCTTGCTATATCCTTCATTAAAAAGAAAGCATAGCCTTTTTTATAGCCACGCTCCTCAACTTCTTTTACAACATTTAGGTAACAATCTTTCTGTAAATTTCTAAGTTGCTCAAGTTTTTCTGCTTCCTTATGGCTAACTTCTTCCGGCGCATCTTCCGGTGTAAACTTATACCCGCAGGCCGGACAGTCAGAAACATTGATTTTACACGCAAATTCGCACTGCGGACAGAGCTTGTATTCTGCCCGCACCGTATTAACCTTTACAGGTTTATGTTCAAATATCCGAATATCATCGGGGTACCCGTGCATCTGAACAATGTTAGCGCAGTCCAGGAAAAGACATTTTTCCTTCCCCGGATGGGTTCTTAACCCACGTCCGGCAATCTGTATATATAGCCTGAGAATTTTTGTTGGTCTTGCAAGTAATACACATTCCACAGAACCTTCATCAAATCCAGTAGTCAGGATTCCCACATTTATTAAAATCGGTGTTGTCCCGTTTTTAAAGTCGCCTATCAGTCTTTTTCTTTCGTTTTTCAGATCCTGAAGTTTAGAATGAATTACTTCTGCGTTATGGCCGGATTTTAAAAAAGCCCCTTTCAGGGCTTCGGCGTGTTCTATGGTATTGGCAAAAACTATTGCTTTTAAGCCATCTGCAAATTTTTGATACTGGCGAACAACGTTTTCAACCTCTTTAACCTGGGTAAGAATTTTATCCAGGTCTTTTTCGTTGTAATCGTTTCCCGTTGTCCTTACTTCTGATAAATCCAGTTGGACTGGAGCATACACTTCAGGTTGGACAAGATGTCCCTTTTCTATAAGCTCGCAAACCTGAACAGTCTGGATATATTTGTTAAATCCGGGAAGTAAAAAACCTTTTTCGTCTATCGGGGTAGCGGTTAATCCTAATACTTTCGTATCTGGGTACGTTTCCAAAAGCTCAGAAACTCTTTTTGCTCCCCATCCGTCATGGATTTCGTCTATAAAAATATAGTCAGGTTCAAGCTCTGCAATTTTCCGGGCGTGCCAAGTTTGTAACATGGCAATTTGTATCTGTTTTTTAGGGTTATACATAGTTTCATAACCAGCTTTAAGAATACTTAAATGCTGTCTAATGCCATGAAATTTATCCACTGTCTGAAATACAAGCTCTTCCCTGTTAACCACAAAAAGAACTCTTTTACCTTGTTCTACAAGGTCTTTTACCAGGGCAAATGAAATAACCGTCTTTCCTGCGCCTGTTGGGGCAGTTGCGCATACATATTGACTACCGCCCTGAAAAGCCTCCTTTACCTCCCGGATTATCTGCTCCTGATAATCCCTTAACTGAAAAGTCATTTATATTATTCCCTTCTCCTCGCAAAATATTTTAAGCTGTTATCTCCTGCTGAATTTCTTCCAGTAGGTCAATTTTTTCTTTTATTTTTTTAGCCTGGTCTTGAATAGGGGTTGCGGTTTCCTCACTAAACTCCCCTTTAAAAAGAAGAAGACCCGCTTCAGTAGCGAGATCTTTAATCTTTTGTGCATATTTTTCTTTGAATTTAGTTATTGTCGCTGATAAATCAGGCGGGCTTTTCGAGGGGACTTGAGCAGGTCTAGGAATTGCCACTCCAATATCAACCAGCCCCGACTTAATTGCGTAAAGGACCGCCTGTATCCTGTTATTAACCTGTAATTTCTGGAAAATATTATTAACGTGGGTCTTCAAAGTGGTATCTGCGCAAATTAGCTGGTTTGCAGCCTCTTTATACCCATACCCCTGACAAAGTAATTCCAGTACTTTCATTTCCTGATTAGTTAAAGGTTCTATTAATTTATTGCTGTGCTCATCTTGTCCTTCTGTTGGTTGCTCTATCACTTCTTCTTTTATATCTTCGATATCTTCATGAGATTCATCTGGGAAGATCAGCTTTTTATTTTTCTTTAAAAATTCAATAAGCTGGTGTTTTTTACTTAATTCCGAATTAAATTTAATTAAACCCTTAAATTCAAATTTACTGCAAATAAACGTTATGACCCCTGACACAGAACCCTTGGTTTTATTCAATTTTTCAGCTATTTCAGGAGTATCAAAGCCTTGGCTTAATAATTTTACAACATTCCATTCATAATCCGATAATTTAGGTAATTCCAATTTCCTTCCTCCTGTCTTTTTCTGAAGCCACTTTTCAAGCTTTTTAAGATTTTTTATTTCCTTGTCATCAAAAATTCCAAGGAAAATAGTTATATTTTTTCTCAAATAGTCAAGTGTGTCGGCAGCCACTTGATCTTTATGTTTATAAATTCTTTCACCACATAAGGACATAATTTACTCCTCAAGACATTCCATTTCCTGCATGCATTCCGCACAGACCAAATCACTGTCAAAAACATTTCTACTAAAATTAGGGACTAACGCCTTGCCTTTATTCTTACCGCACCGTGGGCAGGTATAAAAAGGTAATGGCTTTTCTTCTGCTTTGTTTTCAAGAAAGTCTGGCTCATAAAACTTAAAATTATTATTCCAGCATTCCCATTTATTAGTTTTTTCATCTTTCCCACAGAATTCAGCACCGACAAAATTCCCTCTTACGCATTTTGCGCACATATGCCAGTTTTCAAACTTTCGTTCGTTCTTTTCCTGTTTTTGTTTTAAAGCCCATTCGTAACAGGACTGATGACAACAACAGCCGCATTCATCCCTTAAAGGACAAGCCTTTTTAAGCTCTTTTTGTTCCTCAGTGAATTCATCGTAATAACAATAAGGGTCAACATTCAGGCCGGGATCAGCATTACCAACATTTGATGGGTGTTTAGTTTTGGGTTCTTGCATAACTGGCTTTTCCTGCTCAACCACAGGAGCGGTAACATCATTCAAATGCGAAAATAAACCCAATTGTCCGGGACTAGCCTTCATTGTCAAAATTCCTTTTATTTATAAATAATACTTTTTTATCGATTCTATTGCAGAAGACAAAGCTCCTTCTTCCACTCCCCTGTTCGCTAAAAGATTTTTGATTTCCTTTGCCACAAAAACAAAAAGCTCTTCTGGCAACACGTCAAGTGCGGTAGTAACCGTATCGAAAAAAGAATAATTCAAAGGTAATGGAGCTGATCCTCTTAAAAAATCAACCACCTCAAGCCGTCTTTTTTGAGGGAATTTTTTGATAAACTCAAGGCTTGACAACTCGGACTGCCGGACTTTCTTCTGAACCCAGTAGACTGCTTCCGGAAATTCCTGTGGCTCTCCTTCATACTCAGGGAATTGTTCAGGGCAAGTTCCCATTATTACTGCCAATCGTTCTATTGTTGATGCCCTGGTCGTAAAATCTTCACAAAGCATATAGGCGTAAGATAGGGTTATTCCTGTCATCTCAGCTAACTCTTTTTTCTTCAAGCCTGTTTTTTTCATAAAAGCGTTTAATGAGCTTGCACCCGTTACCAATTTCATATTCCTTCTCCTCCTCTTTTGTAGATCACGTTTAGTTTGTTAATTTTTTCTATCCGCTTTTCTATTAAATATTTAGCGAACTTAACTTCCTGTAATGTATATGCCATCACATAAACATCTATAAAAATTTGTCCTTCTATGTTTCTTAAACTTGATTGGTTTGTCTCTATCCAGCAGCCTGTTCCTTGCAAAATCTGTTTTTCCAATACATCAAGCTGTTTTCTTGGAAATTCTCTCAGGTTGAAAATAAAAACATCTTTTTTAGTGGGTGGGGGTGACGGTGCCGGAGAGGGAAAATTGTTGAATCCTGCAACTCCTATTACCTGGACCTCAATGCCATCGTTGCCTTCTCTTTCATCCAGTTCGTCCAGATAAAAATCTGTTGTTTCCTCAAGTTTGTCCACAAACTTTTCCGCAACCCTGCGAAGTATTACGTTCTGTTTAAAAACAAGTTTATATAGGGACTTCTGGTTTTGGATACATACAAAAATGCAGGCAAAAAGCCCGCTTATTATAAAAACCTCCATAATAAAACACCTCTGCGAATTTTTATCCCAGACAGCAAGTTCCCTCGCTGCCTGAGTAAAAATTCATACAAAATAAAATTAAAAATACGCTCTCGGATTTGATTTAACAAGTGGCTTTATCATTTACGTTTTAACTTCGGGGTTGCTTCTTCAATCAGTTCATGACCTGATGATTGGCGCACCGATACATTAAAACAACCACTACATGGGCAGCCTCCTTTCTTTTCAAAATACTTTCTTTAATAAAAAAAAGACCAATACTCCTCCATTTTAGCAAACTTTTTGTGTCTTTCTTTCGCTATAAAAACGGACGGGGATACTTACAACCTCAAAAGAGGGTGTGCCTTACGGCAACTAAATGCGATTACTGCCCCGTCCTCGGTGCAATTCTTTATAATTAAATTATTTTTAGATCTTTACTGACATAAACTGTGTCCATATTCTCCATACTGGCTCTTGCAATGCTTTTTAAAAGATTCTGTTCCTCTTTTGTGTGCTTATGGAGGCAGCACTCAAAACCAGCTGTGTATTCATCTTTTATAAAGTTATGCCAATAAATTTTCCGTTTGTATAAAAAATGCTGTATATCAACACTCAGATTACGGATTAATTTAATCATTTATCTTCTTTCCTTTTTGTGTAAGTTTTTATAAATTTTCAACAGTGATTTCTTCAGGCAATTCATCAACAGTTAACGCCCCTAAATGCGCACTTTTGTAATCCGCAATATAAAGTAGATGAGCTTCTGGAGTTGCAGGCTTAAATATTGAGCCGTGTTCAACAGTTCCGTGATGGCTGCCGACAATATGGGCAAGCTCCTTAAACCCTCTTTCAATACACCAGTTATACGCCCAGAGTATATGCGGGTAGATTTTACTTTCTTTGGTTAATCCTAATTTGTCCCGGAAATCCGTGTTATATTCAACAATTCCGGTTTCAGTGTCTATTTTATATTCGTAAATCTTACCGAAGTCGTGGAGGATTGCGCCCATAACAGCCAAAGGATTATAACAGGGTACATCAATAACAACTTCTTCGGTATGCTGTATTAATCCTCCGATGTAGTTATGATGATGGGTTTTAGCGGCAGGCGCATTGATGAAAGCCCAATTATTGTTAATTATCAATTTTTCAATCTCTTTAGCCATTTGCCTTATTTTTTCTGGCTCTCTTTCATCGCAATAAATGTTTTCAAGCCTATTTCTAAGCCCGACATAAGCATCATTTTTTTGCTTATCACTCAACCCCAGGCGGCCTTCCTTAATTATCTCTACATCGTTTATAACTTCACCATACTTTGTAGAAGTCAGTACACAATTAACGCTGGAATTAAGTTTTAATTTTTTTATTAAATCCGGTTCACTATTCCATACTTTTGCCTCCAGAGTTCCCCAGGGTTCTCTGTCCGATTCTGCCGCAAACTTTATTAAATGATACTTTTCTCTAGGTTCAACGCTGATTATTTTTGCCATATTTGCCTCGCTTTCAAAAAAACTAAGGCAGAGGGTGAAATTAGCTTTAGTTATTTAATTTTGGGAGTGATATAGCCCTCTGCCTGATATCTTATACTGGAATTTCTTCTTGTTGGGCTTCCTGTTGTGGATGCTCCGGTTCTATTTCAGTTGCTTCAGGTACGGTTTCCTGAATTTCAGCATCGATATATTCGTTAACTTCATCAGGCTGCCTGTATTCTTCCTGAAGTTCAATTGCTGTTTTGTCTTCAGTGGTTAAAGGAAGTTTTTTGCTTAAACGTCCTAGCACGGTTTTTAAAGCCCAAGCTTCAAAATCTTTTACCGCCAAGCCTACAACTTCGCCTTTTTTGTTCTTGGTGGCATATTTTTTCATGTGGGCTTCAAGCTGGGCAACCGTCATATAAATATGTTTTTTAATAATTACATTGTCGTTTTTTATAATAGCCTTTGCGTAAGCTCCAATAATGTCGCCATGCTCATCACTGGTTTCGTGCTCTAGAGGCTGGACAATATAGGTAAATTTGCCTTTTTCATCAATTTCTTCTGTATAGCTGTGAGAAAAGGTATCTCCCTTACGGACAATAGCTCCATCAACATCAAGTACTTCTTTTGTTTTTCGTGCCATGTTTAAATATGCTTTATAACCTAACTGAAAAGTGGCTTCCTTGCATCCTTTGTCGCCATTCCACCTCGGCATTAAATAAGCCTCCCCTATTAAAGGGTTAATGCTTAAATTTAACTGCGCAGTTTGCAGGGCTGCCCTTACAAAACTTTCAGGCGAACAGTCTGCAAGCTCTGGATTCGTACTTAAATTTATCCTGGCTTCTGCGATAAATCTGTTTGCTTTTTGTTCGTTCCTGAAAAGTTTAACAAGATTGTTTCTTACTTCCGGCTTATCAAGCTGGTTGTAAATAACAACTTTGTTATTATTCTGTGTATGTGTTGGAGCTTTTCTGGTATTCTGCTTCACCTGCATTGCTGTGTTACTCATGGGCTATTCCTCCGTATCTTTTATTTGGCTAAACGTTTTTCTGTATTTATTAGCAATGAATATCATTAACTGTTTTATTATTGCGTCTTTATCACCTTCTTCTTGTTTTGAAAAAATAGGAATATATGGTTGCTGATCTAAAGCCATTTGGACAATAGATTCATTGGTTTTAGCATTTTTTACATAAGCAACTTTGCCGTTTAGATTGAAAACCTTCCTAAAAAGAGTAAAGTGTCCAAGGTTTATTAATTTATTTCTCTTTAACACTAAAAGTTCTACCTGTAACCGTTGCGTATTCTTTAGCTAATTCTTTTTCTTTTTTACGAAATTCCGTTGTATTCAAGGTTGGTTTTTTATACTTCTGAAAAACTTCCGGTTTTTCTGCAAGTAACCTTTCTGTATCAATGCCAGTCCTGTTTTTGTAGCTAACTATATAATTGTCCAGCATTCCTGCTTCGGCTTCTTTAAGCTCAGCGATAAGCTGGGCTTGCAATTCATCTTTCCTGCCGGATAATTCTTTAATCTGGTCATTTACATCCATGTACTCTTTTATGACAGACTCACATTCCCGTCCAAGAAAAATTCCCGGCTCTTTTGCTTCAGGATACGCTTTTTTAACAGCATTCAAAGTAAGAGCATCCCCTTCCAGTTCCGGTGGAGTTTTAGTCTTCACACAATCCCAGAAGGGGATATAATGCTCATGGATCATCGTATTTATGAGTTCGTCATCACGGGTAATTTCGTATTGCTGATACCCCCTGTTGCCAAAAAGCACAGCTATAAAACCTCTTTGATATCCTGTTACTGCCAGATAGTGTTGCACCTGTAAATAATAAGGCAAGGGGACTTCGTTTTCCCAATAAGACTTCATTGTAGAATCTGTGGTCTTGCACTCAAGTACAGCTGTTTCACCTGTGTTTATATCTGTAACTATTGCGTCAATATTCGCCCTTAAAAAGTCATACTCTATACTGGCAAAATTAACATCTGGCTGCGCTGCCCAGTCAGGGTTTTCTTTCAAGAACATTTCAATAATATAAGGTTCAAGAATCTTGCCTAAATCAATAGCAATACTAGACTGTTTTTCCTGGACAGGTTCGACTTTTTCAAAATACACGTCCAAGACTGTTTTTTCATAAGGTCTGCCCTTGTGGACAACCTTTAAACAAATAGCAGCAGAATCGCTTCCGCCAATACCTTTTTGTCTTTCTTCAAGCCACTGCTGGTGGCTTTGTTCTGATTTTTTTTCTTTGGTTTGCATTTTATTACTCCTTGTTTAATAATTCATCTTTCAAAATCATTGCCACATCAGGGCTAACATTAAATTCAAGATGTATTGCCCTTTGAATGTTTTTAAGAGCATTTTCCATTTCTTTTTGAGCTTTTTCTTTTTCAAACTTTTTGTTTATAGACTGGATATGGTCTAATACATCAAGAATTCTTCTGAAAGTAGGATTTTCTCTTAATTTTGATACCATAATTTTTCCTTCTGGCTTTTAATTCAAAACCTTTAAAAAATAAGACTTTGAGGAAAAAGCCCGTGTGGGCTATTTAAGAGTTTTGAGTTTATGAGTGTTATGCAACTTTTTCTGCCTGCTCCCAAGCTTCAATGTATTCATCAAGCTCAGAAATAATATAAGGGTTAAAATGTTCAGCCAGTTCAATTGCTTGTGCATAAGTTATTTCCGGTTGGGCTTCTGTTGAGGCAAAAGCCTGCGGGATTATTTTTTGCATTAATTCAATAGTGTCTTTTTTATAAGAAATGTCATTATAGTGATATATCTTACCTTTTCTTAATGTAAGAAAATGACTTGTGTATTCCGGGACTATCACGCCCCAGGTTAATTCGTAACTGTGATCCTGACTGTCAAGAATTAAATCAAAGCTCATGAAGTCACCTCCTGTAATAACTTCTGTAACCTAAAAAGTCTTGGACTTTTATCAGGTTTTCTCTGACAGAATCTATATACAGATCCTTTGTTGAGATACTCTCAGACTCAAGGGCTTCTTTAAGTATCTCGATTGCTACATCGAGTTTAATTTCAGCGTCTTCTGTGGTTTTTATAATGTTTTTACTTCCCTCAATAACCTGAAATTGCGATTTTTGGGGATTCTTTTGCTTGTTGTCCATAATTTATTAACTCCTTTATTGCTGTTATGTTTTCATTTGGTGTTGGCTGCATGCCTGTTTTGATATCATCTGCATAGCTGAAAACTACAATCCCTATACAGAAACCCATTAATAACTGTTTCATCCTCTTTATCTCCTGCAACTCAAACAAGCCGTGTTTGTTTCCACTGTGTCTGTAAATTTCCTAAATAACCTTGAATATTCCTGCCCTTTTTGAATCGGTTTTCCGCAAACACAGCAGGAATAAATTTTTCGTGCTTTGTGTTTTGAAATTTTCTCTAATACCATAGACACCTCCAAAAACGTGTTTTTAGTCCAGGGTTTAGTTAGAGTGCCGTATATTCCTTCTAATATCCAACTCCTTTCCTCCCAAACCCTGATGAAAAACACATATATAGAATTAAATATTTGTGTTCAATTTCTTTTAAGTTACTAATCCCCAACGGCTACCATTCGTTGTCCTGCCATCTTAATGGGGTACAGGCTCACGGGTGTATCGTCCTTCACCATAACGTGCTGCTTGTTTCTTCGGTGTCAGTGCAATTTACCGCTATTTGATTTGTACCCTTGTTAGAAACTTTCCTGTTTCCTGAAAGGACCTCCTGTCCACGGCACTTTGGGTGCGTCCGGGGTGGCTTATACCACCCTTTTGCGGCTTAAAAATAACAAACCGCAAGAGGGTACTATAAAACTCGTCAATTTTTATAACTATTGACTTTAATTTGTATTCAAATTAGAATTACAACTAGAATTAAATATTTGTATTTTTTATGGGGGGATTCATTATCCCCTCTATTTTTTCAAGGTTAAGGTCAACGCAGTACTGAAGAAATTTACGTACTGTATAAGAACGATCTCTTTCAAACGTACTGGCGATCCTGTCAACCTTTTCAACTAACTCAGGGGCGAGCCTGAAATTTATTAAAGGTAAATCCGATGCCAACTGTTTCACCTCCTTTGTTTTTAAGGGTAAATCTATAAAATTTATTTGATATTATTCAGTATATCACTATAGCGAAAGATGTCAATACTACATGAGGAAAAATTTAATGATTAAAGAAATTTTATTTATAAAAATAAGTGATATTTAAATATAAAAGGAAAATGATTATGAAAAAAATTTTAATATTAACTTTAATTTTATTCATATCTTACCCGTCGCTCGCCCAGCAATGGGTTAGCGGATATTACAAAAAAAATGGAACTTATGTGCAACCTTATCGTCGTAGCCATCCAGATGGAAATCTTTATAATAACTATAAACCGCAAAGGAGTTATAATCAGGTCCCTGTTTATTCCCCTCCTGTTCAAAAACGTAATAGTGTAAATACTGCACCATTAGGCGGGACAGGTAGACCTAATTATAATTATTTAAAGAGATGAGTATAAATATTAACACTACCTGTTTTAATTTTCGCTTTCACGTTTGTAATATTTATCATATTTATCATTATGGGAACAACTAAACTCGTAAACTTAATTTTTAAATTGGTCACAATGGCAAAAGAAAGAAACCTTTTTGATGACAATAGCTAATAGAATAAAAGAAATAAAAAAAGCTAAAAATATAAAAAACACTGAAGAATTGGCAAAACTAATAGGTAAATCCACCAGTTACGTCAATAAGCTGGAAAGTGGATCCAAAGAAAATCCTTCCAGTGAAATTTTACTTGCACTATATGAGAATTTAAATATTGACATTAACTGGCTGCTTACTGGTAAAGGAAATATGTTCATAGAAGATAAGCCTAATTTCTCTTACGAAAACATCTGCATTGCTTGCGCTGAAAAATTAGGCTATTCTTACGAAAAAATGGACAACATTTTTAAGTTTGTTTTTGGTTATAAAGAAAAAATTCCTTATCTTCTTTTTCTTCTTGCTGAAAATCCAGAGATGATTGATGATCTGATTTTTGAGCTACTGCAGTCAAAAAAACAACGATCTCAATAATAAACTTTTGATGCATTTATTTATACTCCATAAAACTATTTACATGGATTTAAACAGTTTTATGTAAATTATATTTAACGCAATTTTATAAAAGGTTTAAAATTGTTTACAAAAAATAGTTCAATTTGAGTTATTTACTCAACCTGGTTAGTAATTTTTCAACTAACTCTCTATCCTGTTCTGATAAGGCATAAATCCTGTCAAACATCTCGCCACGCCCTAAATAAAGCCAATCTAAAGATATTTTGTATTTTTCTGCCAGTACTATTGCTGTTTCTGGGATTATACCAATCCGTCTTTTTTCTATATCTTTAACCTTGCCCTGAGAGCAGCCTAACGATTCACCTAATTCTCCCTGTGTGAGGTTTAGCTTTTTTCTTATTATATAAACTCTCTCGCCAACTATTTTTTTAAATTCAGTACTCATAATTAAGGGACTTGATTTTTAATTCAAATTCCCCTACAATCCCTACTATAACTATTTTTAGACGTTTAGAGCATACCAAAAAACAGGGATGCTTTCAATTTTTTATATGCGGATAATTTCATAACTTCCTAAACCCCTTTTGGAACTTCCTAAATATTTCAGAAGTTCTGAATTTCGTTTTAGGTTTCCATAAATACAAATATGCCTCCAAAAACGTTATAATATAAAAAAAAAGGAGGTTTTATGGGTAAACTGTCCAAAACAGGGCTGACTGACAAGCAAGAACGGTTTTGTCAGGAATACTGTATCCACTACGAAGCAACTTTTGCCGCTCAACGAGCCGGGTATTCTAGTAAAAATTGCGGCGAGCAAGGCTATCAACTTATACAAAATCCTTCAATACAGAAACGCATTTCTGAAATTCAGGAAAAACAGAAGAGAAGAATTCAAATATCACAGGATAGAATCGTTGGGGAATTCGCTAATATAGGTTTTTTTGATGTTCGCAGACTGTACCACGAGGACGGCACAATGAAACACCCTTCAGAGTTTGACGATGTAACCGCCAAAGTAGTGTCTTCGGTCAAGGAGACCACGGACAAGGAAGGTAATAAGACTGTTGAGGTAAAGTTCTGGGATAAGACAAAAGCCCTTGTAAAGCTTGGAGAGCAGCTGGGACTCTGGAAAGACAACCAAAATACTTACAACCAAATTAATATTAACGCCAACCGTGATGAAATTACAGAAATTTTCCAAAAAATGACCGAGCAGGTATTGCCAAAACTTATGGAAAACCGAACTCCAGAATCAGAAATTTTGGAAATGAAGAAAAAATTCGGGGTAGAAACATACGAGAAGGATTAAAAACGTCGCCCTACGGGCTTTGTGTGAGCTGTTGTTTTTTAATTTTTCAAAAAATATTGCAAAATTCTCAATTTTTGTTATTATACTAAAAGCACCTTGAAAACTGAATTTCAGCCAGTTTAAAGTTCTCAACTGATAATTCTATGAGAATTTTAAAATTCAAACTATAATTGGTTTTCAGAGGTGAAATTCTCAAATTCTCAAAATTCTCACACCCCCATGTGTTTTAAAAAAAATAACAAATGGGGGATTAAGTGTGTTTATATGTTTTCTTAATAATATACTATATAGATAATTATAATAATTTAATAATTATAATAATATAATATAATAATAATAAGGGTTTTAAAATTCTCGTAAAATTCTCACCCAATAATTTTAGGATATTACTTTGTTTTAATAAAAACAAATAAAAAAGCTATCACTATAAAAGGATTTCAAGTAAAAACGAAATATTAAAGCTCTAAAAAAATAATCCGCTCAATTTGCTATTATCGTTGTGATTTGCTATTATCGTTGTGATGATAGATACAGCGAATATAAAGACAAAAGAGATTCAGAAAGAATGGTTCAAGAGCTACTTGTTATCAAAGTTTGAGAACTTTGTGGACTATTTTTTTGAGTTAAGATACGGGCATAAGTTTAAGTGGAACTGGCACCACCATTTAATGTGCAGTTATGTGGACAAAGTTGTCCGAGGTGAAATCCAGTATCTTGTCGTTAATATCCCTCCTCGATATTCTAAGACCGAAATATGGAGTATATTTTTTCCTGCTTACGGCTTCGCCCTAAATGCCGCAAGCAGGTTTATTAATGTGTCTTACAACCAAAACCTGACTTTGCGTAACTCTGCATTTGTTCAGGACATTATAAAACTCAAAGAGTTTCAGGAGTTGTTTCCGAAAACTGTACTTAAAAAGCGAAGCACCGCTAAAGAAGAATGGGAAAATATAAAGGACGGTGGATATAAGGCTGTATCAACCGGCATGGGTATAACAGGATTTGGTGCTGGCACAATAGAATCGGGGCAGTTTAACGGGGCAATAATTATTGACGATCCATTAAAGCCGCAGGATAAAGAATCTGATATAACACGCCCAGCGTGTATTGATTATTTCAAAGGGACATTGTTATCCCGGAGGAACAATGAGCAAGTGCCCATAGTAATTATTATGCAGAGGTTACACGAAGAGGACTTGTCGGGATACTGTCTGTCGGATGATTGTCATTACGACTTTCACCACCTGTGCTTACCAGCGATAGCGGAAGATGAGGAAACGGTCCTATGGAATGAAAAGCATACTCTTTCTGACTTGCAGTTAATCAGAAAAGAAATGGGAGCAGAGTTTGCAGGGCAGTATGAACAGCGACCAGCACCAGCTGAAGGCGGAATTTTGAAAGACAAATACTGGCAGTATTTTGAGGGGGAGCCGGATCTTGAGTACAAAATAATTACCATTGATACCTCGGAAGGAGAAAAAGAAACGGCTGATTATACCTGTATGCAGGCATGGGGAAAGAGGCTTAATCGTGTGTATTTTCTTGATCAGGTTAAGGTCAGGGCCGATTCTGAAGAAATTAACCCGATAGCTGACGCTTTTTACGGAAAACATCAACCTCGTGTCGCATATGTGGAAAAAGCTAATATCGGCACGGGCCTTATCAACAGGTGGAAAAAAGAGGGTAAGCCTGTCATCGGGGTTAAGCAGCACAGGTCCAAAATTGAGCGGGTTAACGAAATACTGACTTATATTCAAAACGGTTATGTATATCTGCGAAAAAGCGCAGAGTGGTTAAGCGACTTTTTGAGCGATTGTCGGAATTTTCCAAACGCTAAACACGACGATTGTGTTGATTGTCTCAGTTTAGCGGTTAAGGTTTTACTTGCAGGAGAGGGTTTTATGTTATATGACGAGTTTTCAATTGTCCGAAATGTGTCTGATTTTTGTTACAAAAATATACATCCATTATTAATTTGTTTCAACACTGTTAATCAGCCAGCATACGTGTTCGGGCAGCTTACCGAGTGGGGGCAGTTAAGAATACTTGATTCTGATTTTTCGGACGATGTGCAGAAAGAGGAAATAATCAGGAAGTGTCTGACAAAACAGATTATTAACTATCCTGAAAGCCAGAATAAAGTCCGATTGTACACTTATACAGAGAAAAAAGAGTTTGAAAACCCGTTTAGTTTTGACTATTTCCTGAAACAGGAGTTTGGACAGAGCCCAAAATCGTCAGAAATAAAAGCTGCAAAAAATGATATCATAGACTTAACTGCACGGCTTTTGCGTGAAGTTGTGATTAATCCTCTTAACGGGCAGGAAGAAAAACGACTGGTTATCCATCCGCAAAATGAAATGTTAATTAAGGCTTTTGAAGGCGGAGTAACATACGAACCCAAAGAAAATGACGCAGATAGACCGGAAAGAAAACTGAAAGAAATATATCCATACACAAATCTCATTAATGCGGTACATCAATTAATTTATGAAGTTTTTCTTGCTCAAAAAGTAGAAGCAGGAAGAAAAAATAAAAAGCAGGTAAGTTTTAAGGCCCACTATTAAAGGAGACAAAAGTGACAAATATTGTTAATCAAATTCCAACAGATGTTTTAGCGCAGCCGGAATGCTCTGGGGCGGACTACAAGGATATATACAAAATACTGCAAGCCATTACCCAGTGGGCAAGTAATATTGGATTAACCGTCAATGAAGATGGAGAGCTTGTTGTTCAGACATCTATTGATGCAACGGGGGCTACTCTTAATGTTCCTGCCGATGTTGGTATAAACGGGGACGCTTTAACAGCATTACAGGCATTAGCCGGAGCTATATCCGGGACAAAAATGTTAACCACGGAAGATAATTCAGGGTCAATAAAGACAGCGACAGAGGCAGTGGCGGCAATTATCTCTGGCGGCAAACTTCTTACAACCGAGACAAGCGCAGCGGCAATTAAAACGGCTACGGAAGCTTTAGCGGCAATTATCTCTGGCGGCAAACTTCTTACAACCGAGACAAGCGCAGCGGCAATTAAAACGGCTACGGAAGCTTTAGCGGCAATAATTTCCGGAGGGAAATTACTTGTTACAGAAACTTCTGGTTCTGCGATAAAGACTGCGGTTGAGGCTTTGGCGGCCATCATAAGCGGGGGAAAGTTATTAACCACTGAATCCAGTGCGGCAACCATTGCGGCAGCTTTGGCAACTTTAAACGGAGCTGGGTATGCGAAGAAAAAAGTAGTTACAGCGAAGGCGAGTCGTACAGGCTCAGCAACTATCACGGCTACAGGAACAAGGTTGACCATAAAGAACAGGTCTCAATCAAGTGACCTTACTATTGCGGTAGGTGGGTTTACATCTATTCTTGACTTTGGAGATTCTGAAACTTTTGATTATGCACAATTTACTGAGTTTACAGTAACCTGCGCTAACTCTGCCGAGCCGTGGAATTATGTTGTGGAGGCTTAATAATGGGCTATAAAGAAGGAACCAATGGCGGAGAAATAACCCGCAAAGGTAATATTTTCAATCAAGCTAACAGACTCCCCCTTATAGGGACTGATGGTAAACTCCCCTCTACCATAATGAATGGTGATTGTAATGGGCAACAACTCCAAAACTTCAAAGCTAAAATCACTAAAATTACAGATACTACCTATACCCTCCAAGATTCTGAGATGGGTACATCCTTTGTAATGACTAATGCCTCGGACATTACAATAACTGTCCCTGATACTCTAACAGAAGGTTGGACAGGTACTTTTTGGCAAGGTGGGGCAGGGCAATTAATTTTTGTTGGTGATGGGGATATGACTGTTGTGAATGCTGATGAGTATAGCAGTTCAGCAAAACAATACGCACCTGTTCAATTAACTGTCCTAGATACTAATCTAGCTGTGTTATCGGGGTATATGGCATAATGAGTATAATTATTCCGAGCATGATGGGTTTGATTTATGTTAGCGGGGCTGCTCTCCCTCAAATAGGATTAGATGCTATATCCCGCAACGGCTTTGTCATAGATGGACTTTCAGCGTTTTATCACGCTGGTAATCATGATGGTAACGGAAATTACATAACAAACAGTCCATTCCCTAATCAGCTAACAGATTTAACTGAAAATGAATATTCGCTCAGTTTGTATAATTTTGCAGGTACATCAAGTAGTGGTGCAAACGGTGATAAT